AATTAAATGGTTTAATCCAACCAAAGGATATGGATTTATTGAACAGGAAGGCAAAGATGTCTTTTTGCACGTATCAGCTTTGGAAAAAGCGGGTATTGAAACCTTAAAAGAGGGAGAGGAAATAGAATTTGAAATAGGAGAAAATAAAGGAAAAGAAAATGCAATTAACATCAAAAAAATTGCCTAAAAAATCAAATCCTATGGCAAAGGAAGTAAGGACTCCTAAATATCGTCAAAGAAAAGTAGCAGATAAGACGATATATAATAGAAAAGAAGAAAAAGAATGGACACCCACAAAGGGTCTGTTAAAAATGTTGGCTCAATAATGTTAAATACTATTAAGATACTGTCAGATATGACCAAGAAGGATACAGAAAAGTGTTTAGTGATAGGGTGGTTCGTGTTAATGGATCACATCAATTAATGTCAAAAGAATCACTTAAAGAAAGAATTAAACTTCACGAGGGATATCGTTTAGAGCCGTATACGGATACACTTGGGTATTTAACAGGGGGAATTGGGCATAGGATTATGCCAAATGAGGAAGTTCCAACAACTGAAGACGGTTGGATGAAGTTATTTGATTCTGACTTTCAATCAGCGTGGAAATTTATGGAAAGATTTTGCGAAGAAAATAATCTCCGTGTCATTTCAGATGATGCAAAAGAAGTATTATGTGAAATGATATATCAAATGGGATTCTCTGGAGTTTCAAAATTTAAAAATATGATTAAGGCACTTCAAAATCGTAATTATAAATTAGCATCGGTTGAGATGCTTGATTCACGTTGGGCAAAGCAAACTCCAAATCGTGCCAAGGAACTAAGCGACCATATGGCTAAAGCTTAAACAGAACGTAATAATTTTCTTAATTCGTCAGATAAATACTCAGCGTTGCCTACACAATACCTAATAGCGGATGCAATAACGTGGGTATTTTCGTAATCAGGATATATATCATCTAATTTTTTTACAAACCTCTCTGGTTTAATATAATCATAATCAAAGGCTAACCTACCATCTTCCCTAACACTAATTTGAAGGGAGAATAGGTTAGCCTTTTTCATTTCTGGATTTCTTTTCCTCTTTCAAAAAATTTGGATTTATCTTTGAATCTAGTTTAGGCAACTGTGCCAATACGGATATAGCTTGAGCCACTTCTTGATAGGGTTTTGTATATAAGTATTTTAATATGATATTTCTGTCATTATTTGTTAAAATATAATTATCTTCCATCTTTTTCTCCTTGTGTTTTTTTATTTATTTTTTTAATATACTCCAATGTTTCCCTGCCCCTTCTCTCTCCTTCGGATTCTTTTTTAGGTTCCTTAAATTTAATTTCCCCTGCTATGGCTCCATATGCAGACATATCCACGTAAGTATCCTTACTAATTTCTCCAAGTTTTGTTCTGGCTATTTTTAACAGTACCATTAATATTGCCACATCGTGAGCTTCCACTTTTGAATCTAAATATGCTGACCATAACTTTGCAATATTATTATGGTTTTCAACTTTATCCCCATAATCCTTATGCCGGTCTCCTGCTACCAATTCATCAGCTTCTTTTAATATTTCTTTAGTTATCAGCATATTAATTTATAATCTTTATGATCCATTGGTTAATTTCCTTTTATTAAAATAAGGCACAATATCTATTATTTTTGCACCTTTCGGTCTTGGTATATTATCCTCTCCATTTTCCCTTACAGATTTTTTATTTTTTATATCTTCGCCAAATCCATCCAGACCCATTTCAAATGTATCTTGAGGATTATCACAAGCCATCTTCATCATTCCCCGTGCAATGACTGAACAAAGATATCCTTCATCTGAATACATCCATTCATCCTCTATAGCCATACAGACAAATCCATTTTCTGTAGGAGATATGAATAAATTTATTCCATTCTTAGAAATAAGTTCTTTCATTTCCCCCCACTATATTAAAAAAGAATTTAGCATCCAATATGGCCAATGGTTCAAAATTATTCATTTTAATTATACCTAAAGGTACTTGATTTTTTTTAGCATTGTGTTGTGCTTGTTTTATTATATCATAAATTCCCTTGAATGTCTCTTTATTTTTACACTCAATGGAATAGGGAAGTAATTTTTGAGCCTTGGGAGAAAATTTTACATCAGCACCAGATTCCCCCATAATAGCACAATAAATATCATCATCGGACAAAGTAGTAAATAAGGATAATAATTCATCTCGAACCCAATTTTGTAATCGTCTTCCTTTTGCTTTTCTACTTCTTATTTTCATTTGTTTCTCTGGGATTATTTACTTCTGTATAATAAACCCATCTAGGGTTTTTCCCTTTAGACTGTTGTTGAGGGAGATACTGCAACTTGTTTTCCCCCCAACACGGAAACTTGTAAGGACAGAAACTGCAAACTATCCCTAACACCCTGTTTCCTGTCGGGATTTTTCGGAATGTTTCCTCAATGTCGCTGAAACAACGCCTAAAGGGTTTACCCTTATCTAAAGCAGTAAGATTATCTTTTGCCAAATTGATAGCAAGGCTTTTCCATTGTTCGTCCTCCGTTGGTGTTTCTGTTACCAACCATTCGCCCGTACTTTTGTTGATAACAATCCAACCACCAAACTTCTTATTTTCAGATTCACTATAGAGATATCCTTGCGATAAATAGCCAAAGGCATCCTCTTCTACAATAGATTTAAATCCCCCCTCATCTCCAAATTTATGTTCAAAGGCGTAGGGGGAAGCACTTTTAATATCATAAATTTTATTATCAATTTCGATATCATATGTTCCATAAATTTTTTTATTCTTAAACTTATAAGAAACAGATTTTTGAGTGGAATTTACTTTTATTCCAGACGCTTTAACGATAGTTACAGCCAAAGCCTCTATTAAATCTCCGAATGTATTTCTCATTTTATTATTATATGGCTGACCTTCTGATTCAGTATCACTTTTTTCCATTTGTAATTGGCATAAAGGTTTTCCCACATTAGACATTCTTGCCCTAAAGGATTTCTCTCTTTTATCCGTAAATTGTTTTCGCAATGCAGATTTGCATAGCTCTCCAAATTCTTCAATCAATTCCTCAGAGACAACGACAGAATCATCTGTCGCTTCCTTGAGGAATGATTGAACCTTTTCTAATATTTGACTACTCAAATCTTGTCATCACCTTCAAACGGACTTCCTTCTACATCAGACACTATTTTTGCACTTGCCTTATCGTTGCCATTATTTTTAGATTTATTGGCATCTTTCCACAAAGATACGATATCTTCATTTTCTGTTGCAATAGTCTCTTGGAATTTTTGCATTAATTCCATATTTTCTTTTGTAAAAGTAACTTCCTTTTGATTTACTTTTATAGCTGAAACGTAAAAAACATTACTTCCTGCTTTTCGTCTTTCTGTATCTAAAGATAATGTATGATTAAACATTAGCTTTTTTCTATTTTTAAGACTTTGTATGGATTCTCCTACAGGAGTAAAATTACTTCCTGTGACACGCCACAAGACAGGCTTATCTTTTACGGATACTTTATTTCCGTTAGGTGTAACACCATCAATGCTTACTGTTCCATATACAAGACGATAGCATTTTATATTTTTTTGATGTTCCAGTTCAGCTTTGGATAATTTATCCCTTTCCTTGAAAGGAACTTTACCACAACGGCTACCACCACTGGTGTCTATCGGGTCATCTTTCCAATTCTTAAAGATGACAGAACGCTTTGAAAATTTATTTTGTTCCGCATCATATTCCATAAATTGAAATGCATTTAAGAATGGTCTGAAGGTGGCAGGTTTACCATACACCATTGATTCTACTCCAGAATCATACACAGCGTATGTTCCCACAGGCAATTTATTGCCTTCATCATTCTCTGGTTGCCTGTTAATTGTTAATCTAGGCAATCCCGTTCCTGTTTGACCAACATCTTGTCCTATCATTTCCATAATCTGATTTTGATTTAATTGGTCAAAACTTGCAACTTGATTTTCAGTCATATATACCTCTTGGTTAATTATTAATTATTACTAGCATACTTTTTATAATTTGTCAAGGAAATTATTCCAAATATGTCGTTTTTTCTGTTGGCTCAGACTTTAAGCCATATGATGAAGAAAACCACAGTAAATAACTCTGCAATTCCTCATCATTTCCAACATATATCTTTGTTGGTTTTTTGCCATTGGTCTTAGTGAAGTCACGAATCAAGCCTTCAATTCTAGTAAAAGCTACTGCCTCTTCATCATTAACCCAATCGTAGTTATCTTCCATAAATAAATCTCCGACTGTCATTGTACTAATATCCATCTAGTTCCCCTTCCTGCATAACTCTCCCATATGCGTATTCGATGTCATCTTTAGTAATTCCAAATTTCTCTCCACGAACTTCAACCTTATTGTCTTTA